GGCCTGCCGCGTCGGATGTACATCGGCGCGTGATGTGGACCGCGGAATAGCCCTGCACCTATTTCGGCTGCAGGAAGACAGCGCACGGAGAAAGGGCATTCCTTTTGAGCTCACGTTCGCTGACTGGCTTGAGGTATGGGGTCCAGACATCGACCGGCGAGGCAAGCGCGTAGGCGATCTGTACCTCGAGCGCATCGAGAAGCCGAAAGGCTACGTGCGCGGGAATTTGCGCATCAGCGTGCGGCAGGCGAGGCGCTGAACGGAATTGCAACTATCGTGAAGTCAGAACCGGTTTGGTGAGTTATGTTTCAGCTTTTCCAGTGCTGATACGGAAGGTTCTGAGGAAATGGTGGATTACACGAACACGCAGAAGTCCAGCAAAGGCTTCGATCGCATCTGGCGCGCCACAGTTGTCTCGGCCAAGGGCTTTAGAGCCGTGTGGCGTGAGACTGCCTTCAGGCAAGAGGTAGCCATCGCGTGCTTGCTCGTTCCGGCCAGCTTCTATGTCAGTACCGCCTGGTATGAGACGGCTCTGCTTCTGATGAGTGTAGTGATGGTGCTCGTGACCGAGATCTTGAATAGCGCGATTGAAGCTGTTGTTGACCGCATCGGCCCGGAGTGGCATGACCTCTCAGGCAAAGCGAAAGACATGGGCAGCGCTGCGGTTGCGCTGTGTCTGCTTACTGCCGCTGCGGTCTGGATTGCAGCGATCATCCACCGGTTTGCTTTCACGTCATAGTTGATATGACTAAGCTGCAGTCGCTCAAGCCGCGTGTCGCCAACCTGACCACCTCGCGGCTCACTGTGCTGCGCTCCCGTCCCGATACGGTAGAGCGCAAGCGTGGCAGCGCCGGCGTGAAGGACCGGCAGCGCATCAAGGCGCGCGACTTCGGGCTTTGCGTGCTGTGCTCTGAGGCTGGCTTCATCCGGCGTGGTGTGGTGGTCGACCACATCCTGCCGCTGTGGGCTGGTGGCTCGGATGAGGACGAGAACAAGCAGACGCTCTGTACTGAGTGCCACGACGCGAAGACGGCGACGGAGGCGGCTCAGAGGGCATCCGGCCAACTGCCGCGCTGACCAAGAACCCCCCGGGGGGGGTATCAAAAGTCTGGCAAGGCTTGCGCTGGACACCGCAGCCCAACCCACGCGCAGAAAATTTTCCCCTTTTCAAATGGAATTCAAATGGCAGGCACACCAGGCAAGAGCGGCGGCGCTCGTCATGGCGCCGGCCGCAAGAAAAAGGATCCCGGCGCGCAGCCGTCCGGATCGGCGGTGACGGTCTCGCTCGAGGCGCAGCCGCACGGCGGGGCACTGAAGCGCGCGAACGCGACGCCGGTGGAAATGGAGGAGCGCGACATGCTGCAGCTGCTGCAGGACGTCGCGCTCGGTCGCGTGGATGCGACAGCGCTACAGGTGCGCGCCGCGATCGCCGCTGTGCAGTACACGCACACGAAGAAGGGCGACGGCGGGAAGAAGGAAGAGCGCCAGGATGCCGCGAAGAAGGTGGCGTCGCGCTTTGCGCCGTCCGCGCCGCCGAAGCTGGTTGCCGCCGGCGGTAAGAAGGTCTGAGGATGGAATGGACAACAGCCTGCCCAGACTGGGAGATCCGGCTGGCGCAGGGGCGCTCGATCATCCCGGCACCGATCTACCCGGAGCAGGCAGAGCAGGCACTGGCTATCTTCAAGGAGCTGCGTGTCGTAGATCTGCCGGGTAAGCCGACCTTCGGTGAGTGCGCCGAGCAATGGGTGTTCGACTTTGTCGCAGCGATCTTCGGCGCCTACGACGCCGAGACCGGTCAGCAGCTGATCCGCGAATACTTCCTCCTGATCAGCAAGAAGAACACGAAGTCAACGATCGCCGCCGGCATCATGCTGACGGCAGTCATCCTGTGCTGGCGTGAGGAAGAGGAGCACCTGATCCTCGCCCCGACCAAGGAAGTCGCCGACAACAGTTTCAAGCCGGCCGCCGGCATGGTGCGTGCCGACGAGGAGCTTTCCGCGCTGTTCCACATTCAGGACCATATCCGCACGATCACGCACCGTGTCACGCGCGCGAGCCTGAAGGTGGTGGCCGCCGACACCGACACCGTCTCGGGCAAGAAGTCCGGCCGCATCCTGGTGGACGAGCACTGGCTGTTCGGTAAGCGCGCCAACGCCGAGGCGATGTTCATGGAGGCGCTCGGCGGCCAGGTATCGCGCGATGAGGGCTGGGTCATCTTCCTGACCACCCAGAGCGACGATTCGCCGGCCGGCGTGTTCAAGGACAAGCTTCAGTATTACCGCGACGTGCGCGACGGGAAGATCGTCGATCGCAAGTCGCTCGGCGTGCTGTATGAATTCCCGCGAGCGATGCTGGAGTCAAAGGCCTACCTCGACCCGCGCAACTTCTACATTACCAACCCGAATATCGGGCGCTCGGTCAGCGCGGAATGGCTCGAGGACCAGCTGCGGAAGAACCAAGGCAAGACTGACGGCACCTTCCAGCAGTTTCTGGCCAAACACCTGAACGTCGAGATCGGCCTGAACCTGCGGAGTGACCGCTGGGCCGGCGCCGACTTCTGGCAAGAGCAGGCCGCGCGCTGCCTCACGCTGAAATCCTTGCTCGAACGCTCGGAAATCGTGGTGGTGGGTGGCGACGGCGGCGGACTGGATGACTTGCTCGGCCTCGCCGCGCTTGGCCGCGAGAAGGTAACCAGGCGCTGGCTGCTGTGGACGCATGCCTGGGCACACAAGATCGTTTTGGAGCGCCGCAAGGACATCGCGACCGCGCTGCAGGATTTCGCGCAGGACGGGGACCTGACCATCGTTGACAGCCCTGGTGAGGACGTCGTTGCAGTGGCGGACATCATTTGCCGCATCCGGGATTCCGGCCTACTGCCAGCAGAGAAGTGCATCGGCGTGGACCCGGCTGGCATCGGCGACATCGTTGACGAACTCACGGCGCCGGATCGTGGATTTACGATGGAGCAGATCATCGGCGTGTCGCAGGGCTGGCGGCTCGGCGGTGCGATTAAGACCGCGGAGCGCAAGCTGGCTGGTGGTGAGTTGGTGCACGGCGGCCAACGCTTGATGGCGTGGTGCGTCGGGAATGCGAAGGTAGAGCCGAAAGGGAATTCGATCCTGATCACCAAGCAGGTTTCCGGCTCCGCAAAGATTGATCCCCTGATGGCCGCATTCAATGCGGTGTCGTTGATGTCGCTGAACCCTGAGCCGAAGTCCACCCCTGGAATTTATATCCTATGATCCAATCAACATTGGCGCGCGTCGGCAATGCGATCCGCAGCGTCTGGCGCCAGGATAGCCAGGTCAATGCGCTAAACGAAACGCGACAGAACCTTACGGTGCAGGAGCTGGCCAACATCGTTGGTGGCGGCGCGATCAGCAACGCGGGTCCGGTCGTCAACGAGACGACGGCCATGAAGGTGTCGGCCGTCTATGCCTGCGTCACGCTGATCGCCGGCGCGATTTCCACGCTGCCGCTCCCGATCTATCAGCGCACCGACGATGGCCGGGAGCGCGTGGACCATGAATACTGGTGGCTGCTGAATGAACAGCCGCAGGAAGAGATTTCAGCCGCCGTATTCTGGGAGTACATGGTCGCCGCGAGGCTGTTCTATGGTGACTGCTTCGCCGAGTTGATCCGGCCGTCATTTCGCAGTAGCCGAATTACGGATATTGTGCCGCATCATCCGCTGCGGGTGCAGCCGTTCCGGGATTCCGAGGGCTCGCTGTGGTACCGGATTTATCCTCTCGTCGGCGAATCCTATGTGCTGCATCCATCGGACATCATCCACGTTCCGAGCCTCGGATTTGATGGTCTGCGCAGTCCAAGCCCAATCACCTACGCGGCGCGCCAGGCGATCGGCACCTCGCTGGCCGCGAGCGAATACAGCGCGAAGTTCTTCTCGAATGGGGCCCGCCCAGACTTCGCGCTCGCCACGCCTGGGAACATGACGGAGGACCAAGCGAAACTCCTGCGCGCAACCTGGGGCGAGCGGCATGGAGGCGTGTCGAACTCCCACCTGCCGGCGATCCTGACCGGCGGATTGGACATCAAGCAGCTCTCCCTGTCCGCTCAGGATTCGCAGATCCTCGCGACCAGTAACCTGCAGATCGAGGAAATCGCCCGGACGCTGGGCGTGCCGCCGCACATGATCGGCTACACCGAGAAATCAACGTCTTGGGGCTCTGGCGTCGAGAACATGGGCCGCGGCTTCGTGAAATTCACGCTGCAACGTGACCTGGTCAAGTTCGAGCAGGAACTGAACCGAAAGCTGTGGCCGGCTCGCCAAAAATATTTCGTCGAGTTCAACGTGGCTGGCCTCGAGCGCGGCGACCTGAAATCGGAAAACGATGCGCTCCGCATTGCACTGGGCCGCGCCGGCGAGCCGGGCTGGATGACGCAGGACGAGGTACGGCGGCTCAAGAACCTGCCGCCAATGAAAACCGAGGCGAGCGGCAAGCTCAACGACGGAATCGGAAAACCAAACGGAGCACCAGATGCCAAACCTGATCAAGCTGCTGGCGAGTAACCGCCAGCGGGCACCGAAGCTGCCGCAGTCGCGAATCGTCGCGGCCGATACTGGCGACGAGACGACCATCTATATCTACGACCCGATCGTCTCCGACGAGTTGACGGCCGAATGGTGGGGCGGCATCTCTGCGCAGGCTCTTGTGCCGGAAATCCGTGCCATCAAGGGCGGGACGATCCATCTGCGCATCAATAGTCCGGGCGGCGACGTGTTCGCCGCGCAGGCAATCTGCCAAGCCATCCGGGAGACGGGCGCGAAAGTGGTCGCGCACATCGACGGCTATGCCGCGAGCGCCGCGACGGTCATCGCGACGGCCGCCGATGAAGCGGAGATTGCGGATGGCGCCTTCTTCATGATCCACAACGCGTGGACGTTCGCGATGGGCAATGCGAACGACCTGACCGAGGCGGCCGCGCTGCTGTCCAAGGTCGACGGCTCGATCGCTGCGCAGTACGCGAAGAAGAGCGGCATGGCTATCGATGACATCAAGGCGAAGATGGACGTCGAGACTTGGTTCACGGCAGCAGAAGCAGTGGAGGCTGGCCTGGTGGACCGGATTGCTGCGGACGCGAAAGCCGATCCGAAAGCAGCCTGGAACCTGTCGGCCTATGCCAATGCACCGCGGCCGGCACCGGCACAGATCGAAGATTGCATCACCGAAGAACATCGCGACCGCCAGCAGCAACGCCTGCGCATGCTGAGTCGCCTCCAAGTCAGCTGACGCTATCGCGCCACTGAAGCGCCGCCGCGAGGCGGTTTTTTTTCGTCCGAAACGACCTGCCGCGATAGCGGATTACTTTATAAGGGCTATACCATGTCAAAACTCGCCGCACTGCGCGAACAACGTAATCTGAAGGCCAAAGAAGCAAACGGGATCAACAACCGCTATGCGGCGGATGTCCGCATGTCGGCCACTGATGGCGAGAAGCTGGACGCCATCCTCGCCGAGATCGAGGCCATCGACGGCGACATCGCGCGCGAGAACCGCCGCGCCCAGCTGGCGCAGGAATCCCCGGAAGCGCAGCACGCTGCCGCGTTGAACGCTGCCACCAAGGAGCCGGGCAAGCAGAGCGAGGAGTCGAAAGCGCTGCGCGCATTCTTGGCCGGCGGCCTGATGAACATGGACGACGCCGACCGTCGCCGCATGCTGGCACGCCAGACCCCGGACATCCGCAACGCGATGTCCACCACGACCACGACCGAGGGCGGCTTCACTGTCGCCACCGAATATCAGAAGTCGCTCGAAATCGCGATGAAGGCCTTCGGCGGCATGCGCCAAGTCGCTCACCGCATCCAAACCGGTACCGGCGCGGCGATGAACTTCCCGGCAACCGACCCGACCAGCGAGGAAGGCGAGATCGTCGGCCAGAACGCCGCGGTGAACGGTCAGGACACCGTGTTTAGCAACCTGTCGCTGGCTGTCTGGAAGTACAGCTCGAAGAAGATCGCGCTGCCGTTCGAGCTGGTGCAGGACAGCTTTATCGACATCGAAGCCTATATCCAGTCGCTGCTCGCCA